ACCGATTGCGCAGTCAACTTTGCTTGGGACTTTGAGTCCTTCGATTGCATTTTCCATTATCTCCTTTACTTTTACAATATCATTTTCTTCGTTTATTGAAAAGCATAACTCATCATGTATTTGTAACATTGGCTTAAACCCTTGCTTGTAACATTCTATCATAGCTTGTTTTGTTTGATCGGCTGCAGATCCTTGAATTAATCTATTCAAAGCTTTGTAAGTAAAGGCTCGTCTAATGTTATTACCATAAATGGCTTTGGCTTCTTCATACTGCATGGCCTTATTCATTCCAAATGTTGCAGGTTCCCACATATCAAATCTGCATTTCCTACCTTTAATAGTTCTAATAAAACCATATTTAGATGCAGAAGACATAACAGCTTCAGCTAATTTTTTAACAAATGGGACTCGGTTATGGTATTTACCTAAAAGATTTTCAGCAGCGTCTTTTGATATACCTAACTCTTTTGATAACTTTGCTTTACCCATACCATAAAATAAACCTAAGTTAATTGTCTTAGCTTGAGTTCTAGATATACCTGCCATGTCCGCTACAATTTGATGAAAGTCAGCAGCTTCATTTTGATAAGCAGTAATGAATTCTTGTGCACCTGTAAAATTTTCATCTATCGATGCAGCGTAATGAGCAACTAATCTTGGCTCCTGTTGGCTATAATCAAAACTACCCCATTGTCTTCCCTCTTCAGGTAAAAATAAACTTCTTATTTTATCACCATACTCTTTATTTCTTGCAGGAATTTGTTGGAGATTTGGATTAGAATAAGATAATCTTCCTGAAACCGTGCCACCTTGGTCAGATCTTAGTTGATTTATTTCAGCATGTATTCTACCTTTGTGAACATAACGTTGAATGGAGTCTATAAATGTTGAATGGAATTTATTTATTTCTCTTGCTTGTCTTATTAACTGCGCTACTGGGTTATTACAATTTATTAACCAATTTTGGGTAAAGCTTGGTTCTCCGGTTTTCGGTGTTCGTGGGTAATCCACACCTATCCTATCAAACACTTGTGCCACAGATCTTGCAGCCCAAATGTCTACATTCATTGTAGTTTCTTGTTTAATTTTTTTTAATACTTCACTTTCTTTACCCTTAAATTCTTTTTTTAATAAATCTGCTTTCTCTTCATCTACTCTAATACCCGCACGTCTAGTGTTTATCAACATAGGCAGCAGCTCCATCTCCATTTCCCAAACATCGTTTAAGTTTTGTTTAGTGATTTCGTTTTTTAAATGTCGCCATAATTTTAAAGTCAGACCTGCGTCTTGCTCAGCATAGAAGCCAACGTATCCTGCAGGTAACTTCCAAAGATCTTGTTTAGGATCTATACCCCACTCTTTCGCTTTTTCATTTAAATATGTTTCATTCTTAAGTTCACCCAGGTAATCTTTCGCACATGAGTTTAAGGCAAAACTAAATCTGTTTTCGTTAATCAAAGCAGCTGTAACCATGGTATCTACAATTTTACCATTAATCTCAAAACCATTTACTAACAGCCAACCCACATCGTAACTTGCATTATGAAATACTTTTGTAGCTGGTGTTTTTAAAACATTCTGCATCCAGGCTGTAGTTAAGGCTATATCCATGTTACCACCGGCATCATGACCTATTGGAAAATACCATTGCTGATCATAAGCAGCCACTGCAAATCCTACAATGTGGCCATCAAAGGTAGCCCAACCGCTGCCTTTAGTTTTTAAATTTGGATCTTTAGTTTCTAAGTCAATTGCTATTTCTTCTGCTTTAGACAAATCAGGATACTCATCAGGGCAAACCCAATCACTATCATTGTAAACAAAGTTTAGTTGATGGGTCACGAATAATCTCTCTCTTTAATCATCTCTAAATAGTGTATGGCTTTATCGATATCTTTTTCTTTTCCTTTAGACCTGTGCCTACAAATGTATTTTATAGCATTACCCTCCGCAAATAATAATTTGTTTTCATTAATAAACTCTGCTGGTTGAATTTTCATAGATTTGTAATGATTCCCATCTACCTGTTTATCTAAAGAATCATACGTTGTTGATTTAAACATATCTTTGTGTGTCATAATTAGCCTCATAAATTTTAAAATATTTACCTAATGGAAAATGATATTGATGATAAGTGCTTAACAAATGCAAAGTATTCTTTGATCTTGTAACTCCTGTGTACCACACCCGCAGCTCCTTTACTTTCTCATCTAAATTTTTTTTATCGAAGTGTGATGGAAAGTTACATTTAGAAGCAAGAACAACATTGTCAGCCTCACCACCTTTTACTTGATGTATTGTATCTATGATTATTTTAGGCGGTAAGTTTAGATCTACACCCTCATCCATTAGTTTTTTAAAGTACATTTTGTCTTTGTCTTTGAATTTCCTTTGCATGACTTCATACCAAGGACCTTTCTCATCTCTCATACCACATCTGAGATGTAATTCATCAAAATTAAATACTTGATTCGGATGAGCAAACGACCATTTTTTGCTATCCTGTGACCGGTATCCGTGGTCTATGTTTAATAATCTCTCATACATAATACAGGCTTCTTCTCTTGAAATAGATCCACCTTCACAAATTTTATCCCAGTATTGTATTGCTAAAAACTGATTCGGGTCAAATGATTTATTATTTTTTACGTCTTGATAGTACAAACCTAAATTACGTGCCTCCTCCTGCAGCTCTTTCTTTACATCATTTATTCTTGCAAGAACCATCCAATCACCCTCTAAGTTCCATGGCACTCTTTTCAATGCATTGCATCTATAAATACTTCCTTCTTTTTGATTAGAATAAAATTCTTTTTGCACTCTTTGATTACCCATAGAGTTAAGTAAACATCTTGAAAAGAAATGTATATTTTTATTTAACCTTACAGATTTTTTAAGAACCACACTACGACCAGGGAAAGTTTGAAAATGGCCTACATCAGCACCATTCCATTCGTAGATAGCTTGATCATCATCACCTGCAACATATACTCTATCTACACTTAAACTTATTTTTACAATCATATCCCATTGTAAAGGTGTTAGATCTTGGGCTTCATCTACCATCAATACTTTAAATGGTATAACTAAACCCATTTTAATATATCTCTCAACCATATCTGTAAAATCTAACCTGTCCGGTGTCCGTTCTCCTGTTTCAAGTTCCATAGTTTTAAACTCTTCGTAACCATTAATAATAGATTTAAACTGCTGCAGCCTTACAGCTTTTCTTGATTGTTGTTTGTATAGCCATACAGGATCAACTTTCATGTTTCTTGCCCTGTCATATATTTGTAAGGACCAATTGTTAAATACTTTTTGATCATCCCAAGTTTCTTTGTAATTAATTTTTATGGTTCCATACTGAGTATGAAACATAAGCATATCAACCTTTGGATCTAAAACGGGAATCTCAGCAAACTGTTGTCGGGCCAAAGAATGTAACGTTCGAAAGTATCTGAAATCATCGTCATCATAACCCTTAAATTTTTTTTTAACCCTTGCAACACATTCATCAACGGCTTTATTTGTAAAAGATACATAACATATTTCATCAGGTGAATATCCTTGTTTTAAATATCTTTCCACCCGTTGTAATAAATTATGTGTCTTACCTGTGCCTGGGGGTCCAAAAATCTTAATTGTCTTCCCATGCAGCTTTTGTCTTAACGAATTTGACATTTTTATTTTTATGCTCCGTTTGTTTTGGCACTTTTGCAACCCAGTGTCTACTGTCGATTCCTTTAAATTTTTTCTTCGGTTGTGCACCGCCTTGCTCCAAAAATCTTGTACATTCTTTTTCGTTCCAATTATAACCCATCTTTTTTATAAATGATCTAAATGTTTCTAATTTAAATCTCATCTCTGTTTCATCTCGCCAAATGTTACCACTATCTATTTGATCAAATTCTGTTGTATCTTCTACATCCTCTAAAAATCTTGTCATCCTAGAATTAAATACATCCATACCTTCTTCAGTAGAATCAAAACCTTCCATATCTTGTTTGTTACCCATAAGTTCTTCTAACCAATCTCTATAAGGATCGGGGTCTCTTTTTGTTGGCTTAAGTGGTCGCCATACAATATCATAATTTAATAATTGCTCCCCTAGGAGCTGCTGCTGGTATAATTGTTTTGTTGATAGTCTAATCGATTTACCTTGTATTGGTAAAATCCAATATGGTTCAGGATAAGAATTTACTTTTATTAGTTTACCAACCTCAGGTAATGCTTCATTAGCTCCTATACCTAACTTCCTTTTTATACATTCTGCAGATACACAATGCATTCGAGCAATTGATGTTTTACATTTATAAGCATAGTCTTTGTTTTCAACTCCTCTAAATATAGCTTGTAATTCTTTTGGGTGTAATTTTTCAGAACAAACTTTAGGCATCATTTCTCTAGTCCATTCTTCATACATTATAGGGTCTGGATTAATTTTTTTTGCTAATACAGCTACGTTAAACATAGCATCGTTTCTACCTTCACCTTTTTGCACTTTGTTTTTCATAAAATTTATTATGCAAGGTGGGTAGTCTTTTGTTTCATCATCTTGAAAAATTTTTATTTTTTTAAAATCTTTTGGTGTTACTCTTAATTTATTTACAAATGTAAATAAGTCTTCTAGTTTTATAGAATTGCCCTCGTCATCCATAGCACAACGAGTTGTCATGTTTGCTTTTTGATATGGTAAATTTAAAAAGTTACCTTTTCTTTTATCGTTCCAATCTTCAGGTGTTAAATCTACTTCGTCTTGTGCAGGAAAAATATCTGTCGTTGTATCGTTGATACCTAAGTCAGATGCAATCTCAATAAGTTTGTGACGCATACTAGATGCAGCCACCACACCATCAATAAATAAAATTAGATGGAGTCCGTTGGACTTTGATCTAAACGGGACGAGTGGGTATTTTCTTTTCCGTATAATCGATATAATTTCTTTATGCTGTATATTATAACGATCAACATCGATGACCCCCCAACTGCATGTATTATCATCTCTGATAGGGACAGATCCATAGTAAGCTTCTCCTTTTAAATGTTGTCGCCAATGATCTTTGGTCATTGGACTAGGCTCTAGCCAATGTTTGTACTCTGCCTTACCCTTAGAATTTTTTTTACCTGTGGGTTTGGATACTCCAAAATATGAATTAGACCCCTGGAAGAGTTCTATAAACTCTTCCAGGAGATTGTCAACTAAGTCCATATTAGAATGGTGTCTTAGGCGTATTTTCTTCTTGGTTGTAATTGACTCTTACAGCACCACCTTTGCAGCTTTGATAAAACTCATAAGCCGCCTGGAGCACATTCTGATCCTCAACTGGACCAATATGTTCTATCTCCCAGCCAAACCAAGAACCAAGATTGTTTTTCTCAAGCACAGTTTTTAATTTATATGTTTGAGTAAAAGGAGCAGGTTTGAAAAAACCATTGCCATCTTTTTTCTTAGATCTCAAAGACATCATCATTGAATTCCATTTCTTTGATTTTTTTCTTTGAGTTGACTTCATAGTGATTAATGCAGATGAGTGCTTACCTTCCTCACAAACAATTACATAGTGAGATGCCGTTTCCTCAACATAATTACCATTAGATAATCTGTCTTTACCATCATCCCCTCTAGTTGTTTTGCTCATGATATCACTATCAGCAGGATAAACATTGATAGGTGCAACTGCTCCCTTATCTCTGTCTTTCCACTCGATATACTCGAGTTTATAAAAACAAGGTATAACAAAAATACCTTGTGACCCATCATATAATTCATCGGTCACGGTATTATAAATCATACCTGCTCTTGCTTGTGGCATAAATTGTGCATCGCCTTGTGTTACCTGCGGTGACAATTGTCCCAAGACTTTAAGGAATGGTAATGCTAAGCTTTTTGCATCAACATTATCAAACCCGGTGTCGGCAAATTTTTCTAAATCTACCTTTGCTACAGCACCACCTTGTTGTTTAACTTGTACTGTGTTCGTTTTTCGTTGTTCGCTACTCATGTTACTCCTTCTTCGTTAGCTTTGTTTTATTTGCAATATAAACACCAAACAAATCAAACGGAAGTTCTTTACCGCCCTCTACTTGTTCACGAACAAATGCTTTCAAAGTCATAGGCTCAACTTTTTCTTTTTTAACATAGCTGAACTTATGTTCTTCACAGACTCTAATTAATTCAGACACTTGATTGTCTTGGCCACGACTAAAAGAAGC